AAAGAAACGTGGATTATTAACCTGGATAAATTCTAAACTGTTAAAGAATAAAATACCTCTTGCATCCTCTTTACCTAATCTCTTGCCAGCCATGCTGAATGCCTGACATGGAGGTGATGTCATATAGATATCTAAACTATCCTTTGGTATCTCTCTATCATATACATTCATAGGATAGTACTCCGGCTCTCCATAGTTATGGATGAATGTTTGCCGAGCGAACTTATCCATATCACAGGCGAATACTTCCTCGTATTTTATCCCTAATCGGTTGAGTGCTTGATTGAAAGCACCCACTCCACTGAAGTCACTGCCTACCTTAATCATCTTCGTTCAATTTTGAAGTGACCCATTTGACAATCCCCTGAAAGCAGGAGCTCTTTCTGTTTCCACTTGCAGAGTCCTCTGCTTGTGAACACCCATTCTCGGATGAGTTGGGTGTGGATGTAGTATTGAAGTCGGTACATTTGGCTTTGCATTTTAGATATTCGTAATATAGCTCAGTATTGAAGCTACCCCCTATGTCATGGCTGAAGGACTGAGACCTCCACCACCGTGCACATTCATATAGTGTTTTTCCTTTCATAGCGTATCTTCGTAAAAGAGTTTCATTGTGTGAGCATTGGGTCCATCAGGATGCTTGAGTGCCTCATTGATTAACTGCTCAATTGCCTTGAGCTCGGATAGTGTTAGCACATAGCGGAGGTCTCTTAAGATATCATCCCCTGCATAGAACTCCTGCCAGGCTATCCATGCAGGTCTATTCGCACTATATTGCAGGTATGTCACCATCCCCATTATCTCGGTTCCGGTATCTCTTGTGAACCTTACATCCACATTGTAGTTGTCATGAAATTCCATCCAAGTTATCTGCATAGCATAAAGATTAAGAGGTGATACATCGCTACAGGAACCGCTACCACCACAATGGCAGCAAATACATCGTCAAGTACTTTATTTTTCATTGGGGGTCAAATTTAATCGGGTTAATAAATCGTCAAGTACAGCCCATCTTGTGGCTGCATGATTAGTGCCACTATCATGTGGTCCGAATGCATCAAGCATTTCCATCATCTCATCCCGAAGCTCTTGCTCCATCTTTAGGATGATCATTTCCATTTCAAATTCTCGTGTCATAACTAAATGTTTAAGTGTTAATACTTGACAAATTTACAAAAAGTTACGTTACTAACAAGTTATTAGTAAAATTTAGACTCATTCTAAATAAGGAAATGTAAAAATAGGGTGGTGCAATCGGCAGAAATCCGAGTATTTAACTTAAAAGTGGTGAAAAACGGTTAATTTTTTAACCTAAGAGATATTCTTTTTTCTCTTGTAGATGTACTCCTGGTACTTAGTGAATACCTGATGGTTGATTTTGTTATGCTTGTTACAATCTCGGCACCTTAGCCAATGGTGTACGGTTCCTGCTGCAGTGACTACCTTCTTATTGTATACGTAATTAGTGCTACCGCACTCAGGACATTCATACTTCTCACCTCCATGTTGCACTGCATAGTTGTGCTGTGGGGTTGCATAGCTGTTGAGCCTGCTGAATACCGCCTCAAGGACCTCAACATCCATCTTACAATACTCAACCATCTTATCCAGGGCTTGTTGGTCTTTTCTAAATACGATATCCTTCCACAAGTCAAGGCCTCCTGTATCCATCTTAGCCCCTACCTTGAGTAATTTGGCAATATAGTCGAGCTTGTTGCTGTTAAAATTAAAGTATCTTTTAGCCCATTTAAGGGTGTCAATAGTCTTAGGTGATGGCATAACACCAATACCATGGAATAAAGCTCTTGTACGTAACCATTTAAGGTCAAACCTATCCCCATTGTGGGCCACAATTTCATCAGCCTCATGTAGTACCTTAATGAACTGCTTGAGCATTGCCTTGTCACATTGGCTCTTGGACCATGTTAGGCTGTGGATCTCATCCTCACCCTCCCACTTGTAGCAGATGCAGATGATAGCACGCTCATGGATGATGTCACCCGGGTTGATAGTTAGGTTATATCCTGTTCTCCAGAATATACCGACATTGAAAGAAGTCTCAATGTCATAAAATAAGCGTTTTCTCATCTGTTGAGTTTACTGAGTACTGCCGCCCATGCTAACCTAAGCACAAAGGGGATAGCTAAGCCTAACCAAAAAGGCCACCATCTTAGTCTATATCTCACCACCTCATGCTGTTTGGTAATTACATCACCTTTAATCTTCTCTATCTTGGTAAGGTACTTATATTCTAATCTTGTTTGCCACCTGGTCTTTGGAAGGGTCACTGTGCGGTACTGTATTACCGTATCGCGATATGCAATAAATTTTTCCCACACTATGGTGTCATTCTTAATAACAGGTATGCTGTCAATGGTAGCTATCCGGATAGTGTCACTACCCACCTCAACCTTGAGCCCATTAGCTAAGGCACGCTTGTAATGGTATTGTGCTCTCTTAGGAGCTGAGCAGGATACTATCAGTATCAATAAGGGTAAAAAGTATATCATAATGCTTGTAACATGGCTATCATTCGAGGACATGGGTAGATATCACTCTTATCTTTCCTCACACTGTTGTGGGTGTATATCCCTGGAGTACCTTTGAAAGCCTCCGTATCAATGGCAAATATCTCTTTTCTGTAGGTCTTGGGTATGTTGTAGGTCTCACATAGGTACACCAATAACTGACGGGTGCTTTCAATCTGCTCATCCGTATACTTATGCCATAGTACATGACCTTTGAAGGGCTTATCCAGGACCGTAACCTCCGAAGGATCTACCACACTCTTGACGTAGTTGATGTACTTACCATTCACCTGCTTCAATGGGCCCCAATTGCATACCTCAATACCTACAGATAGCTTGTTTAGGTTTTGATATCTAAGCCCATGAGGTGCAAAGTCCTGATTATCTATGCCGAGGTGGTAAGCCCAATGCTTGGAACTGAAGCATTGTACTATTGTACCCTTGTTACCAATGACGAAGGCAGTAGCTATCCTGGTATCATTGCTGTTCCAAAACTTAGCTACCCCCACAGCATTGCCATTGCCTGCTGTATGGTGGAGATATATCTGCTTTTTTAGAGCCTCCTCTTGAAAGTATTGGTCATTAGATAGGCGTTCCTGTAATATCTTGGTTGTGTCTAATTTCATCCGTATCTCTTTTGATTTCCTTAGCTCGTGCAAATAGGTTCTTCATTGCCTGCCATAGGTCGAGGCCCTTTACTGCTTTATAATTTTCGTTAATACTAACCACCTCAATGGATACCAAAATTAATGCAAGTATTTTAGTAAGCATTAACGGCACTGAAAAGAACGTCAACACTATATCATTTAGGATAAAATAGTCAATGAGATAGAACAAAATTACGGTTATCTCATACAGCAACATCTTAGATATCACAGCAGACAACCTGCGTGAGCTTATTGGTTGCTTGAGTTTCTTAGCCTTCCATACTCCAGTAATGGTATCAATAAAGATGGCAAACCAAATGAGGAACATGAGTCCTGTAATCGGCATAAAGAAAGCACTAACCATGCTAAGGTAAATGGGCCATTTAGATTGAAAGGCTGTGAGTAGTATGGATAGCTGTGTTCTCACAGTATTAAGATGCTGTTATTGTACCCATTCTCACGGAAGTTACCGCACATCCCTGTGCAAGTCAACTGCCAAGGTGTGATGCACTGGCAGGTAGCAAACATAGGTCGAAGGTCAGTATCTGTATTGAGTGCTGATATGAAGATTGGGAAGAGGTTTTTGTTAGCCAATAGCCATCTGATAAGACGTTGCTCAAAGAATGAAGCCTTCTGTGCATAGTGCTCCATGCCAAAGGCTACCTCACCACGTGATACGCTGGCTGAGTAGTCACCGTTTTGAGTCTGAAGTCCTTTGTTTTTTAGCTGATAGCTCAAGCCAAATACAGCATCCTCTGCTGACCTCCATGCAATGACCGGTTGAATAAACTCAACCAGGTTTATCTCATCATTGGTCAAGGTCTGTGCATTATATGCATTCAATAGATGGTTGTAGAATGTAGTACCAAGGATAGGCTGTATCCTTAGAGCTGACTGAGTAGCTATGTATGGGGTCACATCCGTCACATCCACATTGGCTGTGATTGGTGTGTTGGTCTTGAGGTAGTTTTCAGTTATGAAGTAAAGCATTACTGAGCTGTGTTAGTTGGTTCGTCAATAGGAGGTAATTGAGCCAAGGCTCGTATCTCATTGGTGGTCATTTTTTCAAGGACCTTGTTGAGTAATGGCTCACTCAAGGTATTTAGTGCCTCTTTAACCCGGGTAGTATCATCATCTATCTCAACAATAGTATCACCAATGATTTGGTAGTTGTTGATAGTAAACTCTGCAGGCAACTTAGCTATGCCAAGGAGCTCATTGAAGATGGTCTCTACCTGTGCACGGATTTTCTTGACCACGTTTTTCTCAAATATCACATAAGCCTGCTTAATATCCGAGCCACTACCCAGGGAGCCTGTGGTTCTAACACCCATAAGAATAGGGTCGATAGTGTGAGCAAAGCAAATCTGCTCAGTATTGAGGGCAGATGCCTCGTGAAATAGCTTATCATTTGCGTTGGTTGGTAATGCTTCTATCTTTGGAAGTTGATCCTGACTATTGGCAAAGAATGCAACTGCCTTACCTGCGTTCTGTGCACCCTTCAGCCTGTCAATAGTCTCCTTAATCATGTGCTTCTCCTCCTCCGACTGTGGTCTTTTTGGGAACATCATCGCAAAGGATGGGAAAATGCTGTTTTGAATGTTACTCTTAGCGAAGTATGACAGCTCACCGCTTAGAAACGCAAAGTTTAATGCCGATGTATACTGAGGTAGTGGATAGTAGTCCTGCCCAACTGAGTGAACCTCATAGCAATAGAGCTGAACCTCATCCTTGCAGGTCATGTGGTAGGGCTTTATCTCTACAACATCCAAGCGTTGGCTCCAGTCATTGCTTAGGTAGTACTTTTTCTTGCACCGTGATACCCTTACTTTCTCAGGGCTTACGTTGTATACCTTTATTAACTTACCTTTCTCATTGAATACGAGCTTGAAATATATTCTATTGTGCAATATGAGTTGCTGAGTAACTGCCTCAACTGTATGCTTGAGTTTAATCTTACGCTCCCAGGTATATAGGTCCACCTTCTCCTGTGCTGTTAGCTTATCAGCATCCAAGGCATAGCCTCCACCGATAACGGCATTGGTCTTGAAGTCCACAATGGCACCATGAAGGGGTGAACTGAAATACATTTGATTTAAGACCTCCGGATATAGGTTTCCTTCACCGAAGTCTACCCAATTTCCTGCAGTCCATCTACCATTGACGTATGGTAAAGTTAGGTTACCTCTACCAACAGGTAAAAATGGGGTGCTGAAAGCCTGGTACCCTTCCACTACGGTAGGACCCTGCTCTTGTTTTCTGCTAAATATATCGTACCAAGCCATGTCTATGTGTATACTGATGAAGGTGCAGGTCCACTAACTACCATCCTACCCTCTTCAATGACTACTCCAGTGGTCTGAGCAATGCTCAAAGGTGTGGTGAATGGTCCACTCTTCTCATATATCTGATAGGTGTATTGGCCTATAACAAGGCTGAGGTCAGTGGGCTCTACTAAATTGAATAAATTGTACCGCTCAGGATAGGGTGAAGTATCTGCAGCAGTGAATAAGATGGGCGTGCTCGTTGTGTTGTATTCGTTTGTAAACACAAAGAGGTAACTCGGGTTTGTCACCGTTGTTACCTCTGTAAGTGTGAGGACTATTTTGTTACTTGAATTTTGAGCAATGTAGATCATCTAAAATATATTGTCAGACCTACACGGAAATGTTCAAAATTAGAAGTTCACCCCGATAGCTTGAAGAGCAGCAGGAGTCATGGTTACCTCGTAAGCAAGGAACTCATTCTCTGCTACCAAAGTAACAGAGTACTTAGAACCATCTGCACGAGCTGTACCGGAACCTTCACCTGAAGCAGATAACTGCAAGTAAGGGAAGTACCAATACTTACCATTAGCATCTTTTACGATGGCAGATAGGTACTGCTGTCCTGATCCTAAGATTTTGATAGCTCGTGAAGTAGCCATCTCACGTCGGTGGAACATTAAGTTAATAGTCTGAGTTACGAATGAGCTACCGTTAACAAGGTCAGCTGCAAGCTCCTCAGTGTAGTTAGATGTATTTCTACGGATGTAGTAGTCAGTGAAAGTGATAGTAGGAGTCAAAGAGAAAGCTGTTACTTCCCAGTCACCAGGTGCTACTGTGTTAACTGTCACACTCACTACATCATCCTGCGGGATTAACGCTATCCCATGCAAGCCGCCTGAGTTATTCTCACAGCTCTTGGCAACCGCTTCTAATGCTTGACAAACATTTGGCATGATTAAAGAGTATTAAAGAGCCCCCTTTTCAGAGGGCTCAAGATTATTATTAAGAATAGAATACGATCTCAGTAGGGTTTACGAAGTGGAAGCCAATCTTCATGTCCGCACGAGTACGGATGTAAGGCTCAGCAACAGTGTCACGTAGGTTAACCGCACGCAAATCAGAGCTATCTCCTTCAGCATCGAATGCATAGATAAGGTTATCTTTCAACGTGATAACAAAGGTGTTGTTAGACATACCTTGGCACTGAACGATTTTGATACCTAAGTAAGTCAAAGACAAATCTTGAGTGATGTATGCATTGGTGTTACCTGATGCTACTCCTAATCGGTAGATGTTTACCAATTGAGTAGGAAGGTAGATGCGTAGGTCCTCAGTCTTAGATGCTACAGATGCAGGCAATAAAGCGAATGCAGCAGAGATAGCAGCCTCAAGACCTGTGAAGTTAGTAATGCTACCAGTACCACCGTTGATAACCCCACCAGGTCCTACAGCAGCAGTTAACTTCTTCTCATAACCATCACACAATGCAAGTGTAGGGTTCAATGAAGTTGTATCACCCTGCCAACGGATGCTTTCGATGTCTTGAGCTACAGTCTTAGCCATAGTCTCCCAGTAGAAGTTCATGAAAGATGCAACAGAGAAGTCACTGTTAGATCCTTTAGTCATTTGCAAAGAAACGAATGATTGCTCAAGGTCAAACTGACAAATTTGAGCCATAGCAGATACAGCACATACGTCAATCAACACTGCACTCAAGTCATCAGTTGAGCCTGGAGTTGGCCATGCACAGGTAGATGATTGTAAAACATTACCGAAAACAACAGTACCAAGTTTAGTCTGGTATTTAACACCAGGCAAAGTACGGAAGTTGTTAGGTACATCCGACGTTAAGTAGGCAGCGGAGTAGAATGCCTCAGGGTTTGCAGCCAATAAAGCTGTTGGGTCGACTTGTAGGTCGAATTTTAATTTACGCATTTTATTTAGAATTAAATTGGTTAAACTTTCTTAGGTTCTCAGCAAGCATAGTCTTAGCATCAATCTCAATAGTCTCCTCTTCCTCCTCAGTCTCAGCTCCAAGAGCCTCCTCTAATTGACTTTTAAGCTCAGCTACTATAGCTAATACTGAATTGATTTGTTCAGTTATCATCGGCTGAACAATTGCAAGGATAGCCTCAGCATCCATGGCAGGGTCAATAGCAGCCTCAACTTCTTCCTTCACTTCTTCCTCCTCTTCAACTACAGTTTCAGCCATTGCTACTTCCTCTTTCTCCTCCATGGTCTCTTCGACTTTTTCCTCTTCTTTAATTTCGACTACTTGGCCATCCTTGACCACGTAGATTTTGCCCTCAATGAGGTGCTCTCCATCCGGTAATTGCATATTATATTTAGATTTTAGTTTCATACCCATGAAGCCCTCAATGCTGAAACCAACCTGGTCCTCTTCAACCAGTTTATTGTAGTATTCAATATCAGTTATCTGAGCGGTTAGCATCAACGTACCTGCAGGCACCTCGATGCCATAGGTAGTGTATGCTTTGTCAAGCTCGGGCTTATCTACCAACCATGCCTCAAGAATGTAGGCAGGTACTTTTTTCTCTTCGTTGTGCTCAAGGTTAAACTTAGCAGAGTTAACTAACTGCTGCATGAACTTAGAATGCATTGCATCTATCTCCTCAACCGTGAACTTAACCATGTACTCCTCATCCGTCTCATCATCTCTACGGTATATCTCCATAGGTATCATGGCAGGTGCAGTGATGCGGTACTTCAAACCATCTTTGAAAGCCAATGCTTTAGTCTGTTGGTTGAAGGCCATCCCTTTTACTTTAATGGCAGGCTTAGATGTAAAGGCAATAGCCTCAATGCCTAAGTCCTCACCACCCTCTGCATACTCAGGGTCAATGGTAATGGTGTAAATTGGTAACTCGGTCACGCTTATATTGTTTTTTTTCTATATTTGTTCAAAATTTGCATATGATTAAAATACTTGACAGGGAAATTCCCAACCTAATTACCGAGCTCACGGTGGAACAATTTGAGCACATCACTGATTTAAGCAGTGATAGCAGACTTGACCCCATTGAAAAGCACCTCAAGATATTTGAGTACCTTGGGATGCCTGAAAAGGAATTCAATGACATGGAGGTTGAGGACTTTATTAAGATAGTGCAGGAGTTTAACAGCCATCCGCATCTTGAATACCCTACCATTGATACCCTTGAGCATGAAGGCTACACCTACAAGGCTGAAATGAAGATGACCGTGAGAGATACAAAGCTCATCGAGAAGTATTCATTGGCTAAAGAGAAGGGCTATGTGTCTAAGATATTGGCTGTGTTTTTCAAACGTGAGGACCTTGGACCTGTTGAGCACTACACTGATGCACACCTTAAGCACAAGGCAAAGTTTTTGGCTAAACAACCTGCAGGGCTTGCTATTCCATACATAACATTTATAAGTGAAAAAATTAAACAACAAGCTCCCAAGCAGTTGGAAGGAGGTAACTCTGGAGGAGTGGACGGAGATAGCCAAGATTGATAAAGAGCAGGGAGCCATCCACTACAATAGTGAGGTCATTAGTATCCTCACCGATATAGATGTAGATGAGCTTGACATAGGAGAGCTACAAGAGTTGGTGGATAGCTGTAAGTGGTCCACCTCCGAACCTTCAAAAAACTACAAGCATGAGGTGGAAGGAATGAGGCTCAAGGCTTTCAACAAGCTCACGCTCTATGAGTACATTGACCTGGACTACTTCTGCATACAAGGTTACCTAATCAACCTACCCTACATCTTAGCTATCCTGTATCGGCAAACCAAAGAGAATGAATGGGGGGAGGTAGTTTGGGAGCCCTATGAATATGACTGCAAGGAAAGAGCTGAGAAGCTACTTGACCTACCTATCACGGATGTGTATGGTGTTATCAAGGACTTCCTTAAGTTTCGTGAGCAGTTTCTTAACACCTATATCAACCTATTTGAGGACCCCCTACCTCCAGAACCTGAGGAGGGCTATGATGATGATGAAGAGGACCCGGATACTGAGCCCGAAAAGAACACAGCAAAGTGGTCATGGGAGCTGTTGATATACAACCTGTGCAATGGTGATCTATCCAAGTCCGATGCCATAGGAGGGCTACCCCTTTACTATGTGTTTAATATGCTTGGCATGAAAAAAGAGTTAGACATCTAATGGAGCACCAACAGTGAACCCTGCAGGAGGGTCAACCGGTACGAAGTTGTATACTATTTTCTGGTCCTTAGCCAATACCTCAACCGCTTCAACCATTGGGTAATTCTGAGTTATCCATTCAGTGTACTGAGAATAGATTTCTGTTGTCAATCCTTCACTGCTCATGCGGTCAGTAAACTCACTAACAATATCATAGGGAGGTATCACCCCACCATTCCACAGATAGGCTCCGTTGTTAAGGAAAATAAAGTAATACATGGCAATGATTTCTATCTCTAGCTTAGCGAAGCCTGTCACCCTTGCATTGATACGCACAGAGTCAACTAATGTGCCCTCCTGGTAGAGCCCCTTGCTCATGATTATTCTCTTGAGTAGTGCTGCCATCTTTCTCCTGGTAGGATACTTAACGTAAAAATTGCCATCCTTTTTATATCGTGCCATCTAACAAATCTTTTGGGATACATATAGTAGTACCCTCAGTAGTGAATATATGAATGTATATCTCATCAATCTCCTCCCATTCGGTGAAGGTGTAGGTAATATCATTGACTGTTACGCTATGCATATAGTAATACTCTAAATTGATCAACCGCTGCAACATCTCCAGCATTTTGACATTGAGTGGTCCATATTAAATAATAGTTTAAGGCAGGGTTAATGGTTAAGGATAATAGTGTGGATGCTGTGCTTTCAGTACCTGAAGCTGTATTTTGATACCTTAAAGATGTACCTGAACAGCTGATACTTTTCTGCGCTAATAAAGCCTGTTGAATACCTCCTCCATTAAGGGTAACTATGCCACTCATTGTACTTGCACCTGTTAATGTATTGGTTTGGTTTATATAAAGCCTGCTGTATACCTGCCCTAAGTTACCTGATACCCTTGCAATTCTCCATGATAACTCAAGCAAAGAGTCTGATGTCAAAGTATTGGCAGGTATTAACAATGATTTAGAGATGTTAATCAAAGTACCTGATGTAGCTGTTCCTACCGTACCTGAATAACCTAACACTTGAGGACCACCACCACCACCAGGTGCAGCGTTGATTATCTGCTGACCCGTGATAACAGTGTTCACAGGTTGTCCTCCTACTATTTGTGTACATTCAATAAGGTCAGTGCTCTGTAGGTTGCCAGTGTGAGGGGTCAACCCCTGCCTCCAATCACCCCACCAATTAGGTATGCTCATACTTATATTGTCAAAGCTCCGCTAAATGTTTATTGTAGTGGCACGTCGCAATCAGTCCAGTTATCTACCTCCAAGGTAATGGTCATGACGTAGCCTGCCGCATAGTCAAGGAGGTCATTATTTAGAGCAGTGAATGAAGGTATCCCTGATACATCCATGCTGAGGTCATTACTAAACGTGAAATAGTTATACAGGTCCATCAGTATCTGATGCGTATCACTAAGGATAGTGATGATGTTAGCCCTATCCTTTTGAATGATGTCAAAGCAGTAGATATCAAGGGTGAATATGTTGGTGTTCTCAGTGTTGCTAACTGATACCGGTACAATGAACACAATAGGATACTTCTCATCCTTAGTAGCGAAGTTAGTCATCTGCTCCTTGAAGTCAGCCCCCACCTTCTTGACCTGAAGGTGAGAGTTGTAGAAGGCTTCTATCTTGTTGATGGTTGACTGTAGGCTTATCATAGTTCTGCGTTCTGGTTAATTCTCTTAATTTTATTCTGTGTGGATGTCATCTCTGTCTCGCTTACCACCGCTTTTACTGTCATGCCTGATTGTTCAGTGGATGTACCTCCTGCCTGAAACTGATTACCAGTGTTACCTTGACCGAATAGCTGAGCAGCTTGAGGTACTACCTGTGCAGTGGATGCTGAACCACCGCCACCACCACCTGAAGCACCGCCTCCACCACCTGCTGAAGGTGTGCCTCCTGAGGTTAGGATCTGTTTAGCCTTGGCTATGTTGGTTGCAATCTGTATAATACCAACGGCAAACTGAGCAATCCCTGCACCACCTGCTGTCACTGAGTTAAATGGGTTTGATTGTGATGCAGCAACCAATGAGCTGATTGCCTTGGCTGTGTCAATACCTATCTGTACCAATGCAGATGCCTTGTTGAACTTCTCAAGTTTCTTCTGATCCTTGATCATCATACCTCCAAGGTTGCTTAAGCCATTGAATATATCAGAGCTTGCTTGGATGATTGCATCCCTTTTCTTTTTAGCCTCATCAATCTGCCTGGCGTCTGATGCTTGTTGTATCTTTTCTTGGTCTTCCAAGTACTTATTCTGTAGCTCAAGCAATAGTGCAGCATTACCTTCTGCAAGTAACCGCTCCTGCTCATACTTCACCCTTAATGCTTCAAGTTCACGGGTCTCTTGGTCAGCCATTGATAGCTGAAGCTCTGCCTGTTTCTTAGCACGGTCCTCTTCTTTCTTTTGGTCCTCCATTGCACGCTGTTGGTCATAGAGGTCAAGTATCTCTTTTCTCTTTTCTTCGGTAAGTGTAGTATCAGCAATGGCAGCCTCACGCAGTTTGTTGTACTTATCATTCTGCATAGCCAATTCCTTAGCCTCTCCTTCAGGCATGAGTGCAATCTTGATTTGAAGGATAGCATCATTGGCCTTCTTTTCATTGTCAAGTAGCTTTTGCTTCTGTGCCTCACCCTGCTTATCAAGCTCATTCTGTAGCTGAGTCTCATACATCTTTTGGAAGGCTATCTTTTCAGCAGCATTCTTGCTCTCATCCTTCTTAAGGTCATTGAGTAGACGTGCATACTTCTCCCTGGTAATGGCTTCCTCCCTCTTACCTGCATCCTCTATCTGTGATAGTTCAAAGTCACGGAGCTCTCGTCCTGCTTTCAATCTATCCTGTGCATCCTTCTCCCTCTTTGCCTTGGCTTTTTCTGCTGCCTCCTTTGCTTTGGCTGCTGCCTCTTTTGCTTTATCCTCTGCTTCCTTGGCATCGGTAGCCTCTATAATTTTTCGCTCATTGGCACCTTGACGGAGTATCTTGTTCTCTGCATTGATTTGGTCCTGTAACTCTTTCTTTCGCTTCATCCCATCCTTACTCCTATCGTATGCAAGTGCCTCAAGTTCTGCCTTGGCTGCCTCCTTCCTCTTGTTAGCTTCTCGGCTTAGCATCTTACTCTTTTCAAGCTCCATCTTGGTGGTATCTTTACCTGCTAACTTAGCCATGGCAATCTCATGCTCATAGCTCTCGGATACAAGCTCAGCTCTTTCCTTACTGCTCTCTGCTACTGTCTCATTGTTTTTCTTAGCTTGAGCAGCATTTCTATCGAGTGCAGCAGTAGTCAATCCCAACCAATCAGTCAATGCCTCAAGTCCTGAGATAAGTAGGTTCAATGGCTTCATGGTAGCCTCAAGAGTTTTCTCTAAGACTCCGAACTTTTTCATGAGTATCACAATGATGGCAATGATAGCAGCTACCGCAGCCACAATGAGGAAGATAGGGTTAGCCATAATCTGCATCCCTAACCTCATGAAGGCACCGCCCAAGGTTTTCATAGTACCCATCAACTGACCGAATCCCTTACCGAGCTCTTTAGGATTGATGCTTGCTAAGGTACTTGAGAATATCTTAGCCTTCTCCTGTGCTCCCTCGAAGTCAAGCTCCATGAGGTCATCCTTCATGGATCTAAATGCATTACTGGACTGCTGATACTTGGAGCCTGTGGCAAACACTGCCGCCTTCTCATTGGCATCCTTTAATTGGTCAGATAATTTACCTGCTTCCGCAGCAAGCCTTGCCATTTCTTGAGGGTCGGTAGCATTCGCTAACTCACTTTTCAAGGCTTTTAGTTCTGCCCTTATCTGTGCAATGCCTTGTATTTTTAATGGTATCTCAACTGTATTCATTATTGTGGGAAGTAATATATCATTATTGTTGTACTATTCAGGTAGCCATCTACCAATCCAACACCTATCTGTGTGGTGAATACCTCAATCACCTGGTTCGCAGGCAGGTATTGTGCAGTGATTAACCCGTCAAAGATATTACTGCTGATCATAACCGATAACTCAGTGAGTGGAGTAAGTGGGTCATACTGATTAAGATATCCCCAATACTGCCCTTGTGCTATCCTCACCCATGTGATGGTGCCAAGGCTACCCTCCATGATATTGACAGTGGGGTCTGCTATTCCTACTTGAGTTAGGTTGGCTGTGTATCTCTTAGGTGTATTGTCAACAAGCACACCATTGTAGCTGTTACGCACAACAAGGTTGTCAACCACGATACCATTGGAGGTAACATCATACCCATCCCCTACTATCAATGTCTTGAATCCTGGAGGGACTACGTTGCCTTTACCAATAATCTCACCTTGCATACCTCCCTCACCCGTTACATTACCATAGGCACTCTTCTGTTTAACGACTGTGTTGTTAGCTACCTGTTGAATAGGTCCTACATTAGGCAATCCAATACCAGGCTCATTGAAGCCTGCACTAAATGGCATGAAGTCTACCTCTGTATCAATGCTGATGAGCTCTACCTTCGTGAGCTTGGTAGCATTGGCATCATAGTCAATGACCTTGTTGATGTTCCACCATGAGTTATCAATGCGTATCTTATCATTGAGCTTCATCTTTTGGATGTCACTCTCAGTGAGGTTGAACATAGCAGTCAACATCTTACCGTTGTTAATCTGCCCCATGGTCCTCCTCCAGTATCTGTTGTAGAGGTTGTTCTCTGTTAGACTTGTAGTGTTGTAGTAGTAGAAGGCACAGGTCGCAAAGTTGATATCAAAGGTAGGTAGCAATGGGTCATCAAAGTGGCCTACATATGGATAGGTTAATAATCCGGACTGACCTACCGAACCATAGTCATAGATGTTGTATGCATTGCATGACATCATAACACCACTATCATACAGGATTCGTAGGTTAGTCTTAGGTGCAAAACCTGAAATCATAGGCACGTATGCATTGAATGGAGTACGTATCACGGGAGTAGGACCGAATAGCACTGACTTAGTGGTCACCTCCTTCACGTACTCGTTGTCAAACACTACCTCAGCCTGCCCATAGATTTGGTTGGTCGCATTGGTGTAGGTCTCATTAGGGCTATCCTTATCCGGTGCATACGTGAGGATGACCTTCTTGCTCGTTATCTCAGGTAGAAATGACAGCTCCTGCTCCTGATCCTTGGCTAACTTGTAGGTCCAATCTACCTCAGTGCCTGAGTCATAGTAGTCATCACGATGGATGAGGTTGATGACATTAGGCTGTATCTTGTCTACCTCTGCATAGAGGTTGAACATATTGAATATGCCCTTAACGAAGTCACTCTGCTTAATCTTCTTAGGGATGTAGTCATTGACCTCCAAGGTACCACCAATGGCCACGATGTTATTGTTGGGTACAATGTTCAAGTAGATAGAGTCAATGATCATGTCAACCCTTACACCATTGGCATGAAGTCCGCCAACACTACCTACACGCCACCCAGTACCTGAAGCTGCTTGTCCAAGTGGTACATAAAAAGGTTGATTTACATAAGCATACAATCTGCAGGTACTTAGCTGTTGGAAATTAATCGATGTTACAGGTAATGTTACAACCGCTGTTTCACTCAACACCGTAGTGGTACCTGGTGCTATAGTCAAAGGACATTGCACGGCTGTTGATACATTAGCACTCAATATAGGTCCAGGATTGTTATATAAATATTGAGTGACATCAGCAGCATTACCTGACCCAAATCCCTGAACCCTAACAACAGGTTGATAGAATACAGGGTTAGGTACAGCAATATTTTGATTATTATTTTTAGAGCTGTATAATGTAGCACCAGTTGGGTTGATAAGGTCAAGCCTATAAGTAATCTGCACCGTGTAGGTGTATTCCTGTGAGTTGTTACTGCTGATGTTGAATGGTGTATTGTATACACCCGTAACAGGATCGTATATATTTTGAAAATCTTCCGTTTCAGTCCATGCTGTAATAGGCGAAGCCGGTACAAATAATACGTTAGTATAACCTGGTGTTGATGTATCTCCAGTCAACGTAAATGGTGTGGTCTTCTGTGCCTTGACCATGTAGTCATTGTAGTCAAAGTTATCCACATCACCGTTGTATGGTATGATCAACTTGTCAAACCTTGCAGCAGTTAGCCCTGCCCAGTTGTACTGAAATCCTGCATCCGCAAAGATGCGGTCAAAATAAGTCTTGGCAAAGAAGGCAGGCTTCAATTCATTGGTGCTATAGATAGCATCAATGCTGCCAGGAAGGAAATACTTGAAGCCATCCACGACAGTATTGGTAAACCTGTTCACCACATTGAAGGCATCATACGTATGGTCATAGTCACTGAGGTCTATATCTGTGAGCTCAAGGTTATTGATAGCTGTAAAGAAGTCAGCCTTGCTATCCTTGACTAATACCTCATACTCGACGCTCTCCTCATAGCCTGATGTATCCTGCACCTTGATAACGTTGGTCAACTGCATGGATACATTCTCCATGATGGGGATACCATCCTGTATTACCGAGCAGGTAGTTAAGGTGTTGATGTTGAACGTCCCTGCCTGGATATTTACATCATAGTACTGATTCAGCAGCCTATTGTTATTCTTGCTACCAATGAGCTTGATGGTCTTGGAGAAGTTGCCTTTACGTTGTGATATGTCTCTGATATCTCCTACCTGAAAGTTCAAAGGGAAGGCAGTGCCCTCCTTGACGTCAAGGTAGCCTGTAGGTAGTTGTATCCTAACCATTGACTATGTTGTTGTTAGCGAGCTTCACGGTGATGCTCTGCTTAATTAAGTTCTTGTTGCGTTGTTGGTATACCTCATAGTTTGAGGTCACTATATTACAGCTTACGTACCGAGTGCTGATGGGTGCATCACAGGCATTGCTGTAGTCAGCTACCTTGATGTATGTCTCAGGAGAGCTCAATAGCTCCACGAAGTACTCAGCCATCTGCTCTGTCATCCAGTTAGTGTTGAGGTCAAGTGTGGTATCTGTTGTGATGTGCGTGTTCATGAAGCCTCTATCCTGTGTGTTGTAGGTCCATCGGTTACCTGTCACATATCCCTCCACATCCTTGTTGTACTGAGTACGGGTGATGTTGCCCTTTTCGTATGACCTCCCTGTGAAGGCAAAGCTACTCCATGACCCCATACGGTCAAGGAATAGGATGTCATACTCAATGTCTCTCACCCTCCTATCTATACTAATAACATAAGGCCGAGATACTTGACCCCCTCTAAAATAGTAACAATAATATCTTTCAGTTGTAGGCTTAATCAATGGAGCAGTTCCTGCTACCAATGTCAGGGTACCATGGTTGTTAGGACCTACCGAGATACCACTCACATGGTCAGTAGCGTTGACTGACTTTCTAAATATGTCACCTGAGTCATTGTGAAAGTACATGAAGTCAGCACCACCTGGGCTACCATTAGCAACAGCGTTGAACCACATATCCTGAGATAAGGTAGCTTTGAATACAGGATTCAATAGCATACCCTCAGGTTGGTTGGTCAGTAGTCTATCTGTTACGTTGTTGAGCATGAAGTCCTGCCAATCGTATGCAGGCATATCTACCCAACGGATGGCACCATTGAACACATATTGATTGAGGTCAAGGTGCAGGTCCCTGGTCACTGTTCTCCTGCCATCTGCATAGGTAATGGCTCCATCCTTGTTAGGGTTCACAATGGTGGACCATAGTACATTCACAACAATGAAGGCAGGGTTAGCTACCACCACAGTGAACAGCCCCTCCATGCTCGGGTTGGCTATACCCACACCTATCTGCGTGATGTTAATCTGATCACCAACAGCGAAGGTGTTAGCCACGTTAATCTGAACCCTTCCAATATAGGGAGCTACCAGGTACTGAGTGAGTGCAGCAGTGTAGGTAGTGGTAGTCAGATACTCCTCACCTACCTTGACATCATACTTGTAGTGGCTACCAGGTGCGTTGTAGACCGTTGTGTTGGTCAGGTTTAAGTCATAGCTCACATAGGACTGCAAGAGCTTCGATAGGTCCACCTCACCATAGCCAGTGCTGTACACAGGTAGCACCCGGTACTCAGCTATCTTGTTAAGGGTACCGCTCTCATAGATGTCATAGATATACTTGAAGCCCTGCAGGTTCTTGTTGGTGGAGTCATGGATGAACTTCACCTCGTTGTATGCAGGGGTAAGGGTGTAGGGTTTAGCTATTAGAGATACT